CCGAAGCCGAAGCCTCGTGCTCCAATACATCAACGCGGACCCAATCAGTGTCAAGCGCACCAGTCTTGCGCCACTCGGCGGATCCATCTTCCAACTCTGCCTTGGATCCTAGGCCAGCCGCCAACCCATCACTTGCCGGATCGGATCCAACTGCCAAGATATAGCGGATCGCACTCTGCCCGAAAGTAACGCGGTCAACGATTACAGTAGCCATTGTGGATCCCTCTAAGTGAGATCTTGCACAAGCGCCTTGACAACGCTAGTCTTCTCAGTTCCGTTAGTTGCCGTTGGACTAACAAAGCGCCACTTGTAACGCTCGGCTTCGCCAGTTGCGTGGTAAACCTCAACGCCAAGCGAGCTAGCGGAAGCGTTGTAACTGACTTGCATAACCCTACCATCCCGCGTTGGAATTAGTAGGTTGGATAGAGCAAAGTCAGATTGCAGAAAACGCGCGCCTTCGGCTGCGTCTTCGTCATAGTAGAGCTTTCCAGCGCCTTGGTTTGTAACCGGATCTGCGTCGGCATTCATAAAGAAACGATCCGTAGCAACGCCTACTGCAACCGGATCGTGATTCGTCGAGTTTGCCCAAAGTTGGGCAAAGCCTCCGCCCATAGACCAGACTGGCGAAATGAAAACTTGGGGATTGCCAGCCGCCCCCGCGTCATGCACAAGATCTACAGATAGTGCATCATTCTGCGGATTCTGGCCAGCAACGGCGTTTGCCGCCGCGGTTGCGCCGGTGCCAGAAGGATCCGATCCCACTTCCGCCGGAGTATGCGCCGAAGCCGAAGCCTCGTGCTCCAATACATCAACGCGGACCCAATCAGTGTCAAACGCGCCAGTCTTGCGCCACTCGGCGGATCCATCTTCCAACTCTGCCTTGGATCCTAGGCCAGCCGCCAACCCGTCACTTGCCGGATCGGATCCAGCTGCCAAGATATAACGGATCGCGCTCTGCCCGAAAGTAACGCGGTCAACGATTACAGTAGCCATAGCGCCTAACCTCTGTTAGCGCCTAACAGAGCGCTAGGCGCTGGCCTAGTCCCTAGGTAATGGTAACGCCGTCCGCGACGATTACGCGCCACTTATAGGCAGCACCAACCGACATAGAATGCAACTCAACAAAATCGCCAGCGTCACCAAACGTCATAATTGAGCCGCCCGCCTGATTTACGGTGCTAGCCGCGGTAACTACAGCGTCGCCCCCACCGTCAGTATCGAGGTAAAGACGCATGGTGAGATCGGCCGAAGCTGGATCGGCAAACGTCCTAGTCTCGCCAGCGCCGCCCGTTGTCATGGCGCAAAAACCGGAATTGACAACCGGAATTGCGCCAGCGTCGCCGGGATCGGTAACCTCCACAAGCGCCGGTGCGAAGCCGATCGGATTGTACGTTACGGGAGCCGCAACCGGGCTTTGCTGAAGCCGGACGCGAACCGAGGTAGCACCGGAGGCAACGCCGCCCTTGGTAGCACAATGGCCAATCAGAGCATAGCTAGCGGCCGCTGCCTTGACGCTCTTCGCGGTATCGTCCCAATAGCAAGCCTCGCCTTCGGCAAGAGCGAAGCCCGTTGCCTTGGCAAGAGCAAAAACGCCTTCAACCTCGCCAGCGAAGCGCACGGTTGCAGCCGCAGTGACGTTGGGCACAACAAAGAGCCCTTCGATCCAAAGCGGAACACCAGTAGTTACGCCACCAACCGGCGCGGTCATTGGCAGAACGCTACCTGTAATTACTCGGGGAGTTGCCATTGTCAGATCCTCGCCTTTCCCTAGAACCTAGGACGTTGCGCCAATGTTACGATCAAGCCCGCGCCAACCGTAAGGCGCGCCAGCGCCAAACGTCAAACGGCACTTATAGGACATTCCGTCAGTATGCCAAGAATCCCGCGTAAAGAGCTGGATCCCTTCCTCGCCGTCAAGCCAAGAGTAGACAACACTCTCGCCGTCCGTACCAAACCAAGCCTGGCCAGCGCCGCCGCCTGCGTTGTAGGCGTCAAGCAGAGGATCGGCAACGATATTCAGCCCGCCGAAACTCTGGGGAACAAACTGGTTGGCAGTAGATAGGATAGTTTGCGGCTGGATTTGCAGGAAGCGCCCGAGAATCTGATCCGCCAGCGTCCGCCTACCTTCCGCGAGGATGATATGTTTCAGCATATGCGGAACAACCGTGCCAGACTCGAAGCCTTCCCGCGTGGCCATGCGCACGCGCATTTCATCGATCTTCGGAACGGAGATAATTGCACCGGAGTCGTCAGTATTACCACGCGACGTGTTGAAAAGCGTAACACTATCCGACAAAACGGCGTTATTGGTGAGTACACCAAAAACGATCTCTCGCACCTTGCGATTGCCAGCCGCGCCCCACTTGCGCGGGATATCGGTCAACCCGCCGAGGTAGTCATTGACCATTGCCTCATGCGTGATCCCGAAGATCCTGCCGTACTTGGTGACGCTCCAAGACTCGCGCCCTTCTTGCATAGTGGAAGTGGCATACTCTTCGCCCTCCCCAAGCTCTTCAAGATCCTCGGCTTCTCCCATGGTTACCACGTAGTTAGCGCGGAAGTCTCGCGCGTTCTGCATACGTGCCCAAGAGAGATCGATCGGCATTTCCTCAAAGCCGATCCGAAGCGAGACATTCAAAACCTCGGCAAGCAAAAGCGGAAAAGCCGAAGTGGTATTGAGCCCGGACGAACGGCCGCGCACTCCCGCAGCGAGCGCCCGATCAATGATCGTGCTATCGCTATAGTACGAGGTATCCTCGCCAGCGTCGCGCAAACAGCGCTCGGCAATGCGGACGATCGAAAGCCGACGCTCGCGCTGGCACTCGCGCTGAAAATCGAACGAAGCGATCTCGTCCGATCGGAAGCCAACCGCGGCAAACTCGCTGCCGGGTTTGCGCGAAGAAAGGCAATGCTGGATCTCAGCGTTGCTTCTACCATCGCGCAAGAGCATACCACCAACAAGCCGAAGCGCGTCAACGTCCTTTGCGTCGCGCTCTCCCGCCTCTAGACGCACGGCCGATCGAATAGGCGAGCCTTCCGGCTTATCGCTACGCGCGGCGGCAAGATCGAAAGCGCGCTTGCGTGCTTCGTCCGCAGTGCAAGACTTGTCTGCAACCCAAGCCTTGATCGTAGTGTCATCAACACCAAGCACCTTGGCGCAAGCGTTGATCGCATCACGCCTATTCAGCTCGTCCGAAACCTTCTGATTGGCAAGCTCGGTTGCTCGCTTCTCGATATCGTCCGCGCTAAGGGTATCGTCCGGCTTCTGATTCGGCATTGCTCTTGCCTCCAAGTTACTACCAGGATCTACGGACGAAGCCGAGATCCCTTCCATTGATCGAAACTTTGCGCCATCGTCCGCGCCCATGGAAACGCTTGATCCTTCCATGGGCTCCCAATCATAGAAAACATAGCGATCGCTTTGCGCGCCACCGTCGCCTGGAATATGGAACCAAGCGAAGTCTCGGAAGCCCACGGAAACATTACGGCGCGTACCGTCCGCGATTTCCCTAACGTGTGCTTCTCGCGCTTCGTCCAAATGCCTAGAGAAAGCGACAGTGCCAACCAGTTGCCGGTTATCGCCCGATCCTTCAACTCTAACAGAACCCTCAATAAACTTCCCGATTTGGGCTTGCTCGTCATATCCTCTATGGCCAATAAGGAACGGAGCGCCGCCGTTGATCCTGTCAAGGCGGATATTGCCGGGCTCCAAACTAAGCGTTTCGATCCAGCGCTCGCCCCAAGCCGAATACTCAACACTATTAGTGCGCTCGTTCGAAAGCACAACCTCAATAGTGCGGGCTTCTGGATTCCAAGTGTTTGGGATCGTGGAGGCTTCTAGACGCTTGGCAGACTCGCCAGCTTCACGCTTGCTTCGCGGTCCGGCGGATCGCTGGTTAATCGATCCGATTTGTGCCGTTACGCCTTCCCGCAGTTCAACCGCAGCAAAGCCGGTTTTGTCAAACAAATCAACCGATCGTTGCGGAATCGTAAGCGTATCAGTGCCAGTGATAGGATCGCTGGCGCGATAGCCATTTTCGATTGCCCAAGCGATAGCTTCAGCGCAATCAAAAAGCGCGCGAGAAAAGATCAACGATTGGATCACGTCTGCCACAATATTAGCCTAATTGTTTCCTGAAGTAGAGTCAACGCTAAAGTCTTCTTGTGCTTGTCCGGCAAGTGTCGAGGTTGTTGGAATACCGTCAAGAGCAATGCCGTTACGGCTTGCCCAATCGACGATCGCCTCATGCTCGCGCAAGATTTCCTCGGGATCTTCGCCAGTTTCAATGATCCAGCGCTGCAACGTCTTTGCGCCAGCGCGAACCGCAATCAAATTGCCTCTACCCTCGCGAACGGGATCAATGATTGGGAAAGGCTCGGGAACCCATAGAACCGGACCGGCTTCGCTTGGCAATACGCCGGCCGCTTTGCCAGCTTCGATAAACCAACTCCAAACAGGATCGCCCCAAAGCGCAACAACAACATCCGACAAGAAGCGCGAAGCGAGGCGCTTAAAGCCTCCCATCCCGAACATGATTGAGCTATAGTTGGTTTCCGAGAGATCGCCAGTATACATTTCATACGGCATTAGCGCACCGGCGGCTTGCCCATGCAGATCCGTATTGACGTAATCCTTGAAGCCGTCACCCTTTGGCGGACTATTCCAAGTGATATCCTGGCCTTCCTGCAAATACGCGATCTCGCCCGGCGCAATCCTTTCAATCACGCAACCCTTTGAATCGCGAATCGGGTTGATTCCAACCGAATTCATTGGATCTTCATCTTCAAACGTGAACTGATCAACCGTTCGAACCGCTCCCATAACACTTGCCGCGGCGCGCAACCTAACCCGCTCCGCGTCAAGATATCCGGCAAAATCATTCAGGTTGATCAAGTTTGCATGTAGCCAAGGTTCCCCGCGGGCTTGTCCGGGGCGAACCAAGATCATGGGGTACAAATGCGCGACCGAATCGGCTGGTACTGCAACCGTTTCGGTTGGCGACAACAAACGCGCGGAACCGAGCAAGGTGCTTTCGTGCGGGTGAACCCGGAACATATGATAGGCGCTTACGCGCCCGATCGGATCGTGCTCAATCCCTTGAACGATCCAACCGCCAGATTTCAGATCTTCGTCTTTGGTATGATCGCAGTAATCGGCTTCAAGTAGTTCGATCTGCAACGGAACGGCTAGCCCGTCACTCAATCGACGGATCCGCTTACGTGTGAAAGTCTCGCCAGATTCAAGCATTCCCATAACAGCTTGAAACTGCAACCCGCGGAAATTACCACGGCCGCGCGCATTGCATTCCTTGGACCACGCCTTGAAACGATCATCGATCTGGCGATTCAGCCCTTCAAGGCGCTTGCGTTCCGCGTCGCTAACATCGGGCGGGATCTGGATTGCGCTACGCGGCATGATGCCAGACATATAGCTAGCGAGCTGGGCAAACATATTGCGAGCATAGCTATTGTCTCGCTTTTGCTGGCGGCTCCTTTTGCGCAACTTTACGAGACTAGTAGCCAATTCAGCGTTTGCGCCACTTCCTGTTGCGATCCATCCGTCGGTACGCCGGTCATGCTTCGCGCCCGCATAGAGGCGTTTACCTTTTGGCTCGCTATCCCGATCGCGCCTAAACCAGCCGCGCACGCGCTTAATCCAGCTCATTAGCAACCCTCGCCTTCGTCACTCCCGCAGTTGTCGACGAAAGAAACAAGCGCGAAGGTTGGGCGCCTATTGCCGCGGATCGCACGCTCTATGAACCCGCGCCGCGCTATCAGCTCTTTGTAGCTACCAAACTTGACGCGCTTACCGTCCGCGGTTTCAGACTCTAGGACGTTGCCTGCGATCATTTCGTCAATGAGGTCAAGATCGGCTTGGGTGAACGCCATATGCTACCAGTTGCGGCGCGGGACTTCGCCACTCGTGCGCCGTTCCCGCGGTTGTTGCCTAGCATCTTGCACCTTTGCAAGCCTGCCGTCAAGCCGTGCGATTGTCTCGCCTTTGCGCCGCTTGGCTTCGTCCCATGTAAGCCCGGAACGCTCCAAGCCAATCAAGGCAGCATAGGCATAAACGCGGCAATCCAAAGCCTCGTTGCGCTGGCCTGGCGCTTTCTGCCATTCAACCCACTTAAACCCACGCTTCCATTTTGCAACCATTTTTTCCGCCGTCAACTGCTCAAAATAATCCTTGCTCCTTTCCTTCGGAAAATGACAACGGCCAGGACCAGGACCGATCCCGCTCTTCGCAAGCCAAGCGTATAGGTCACGCTTCGCGTTGCTCGTTCCGATCAACTTGAATGTTGCCGAAGTCTTCTTGCTCTTGCGCCATGACAAAGGCCAGATCTCTCTTTTCGCCCTTGCTTCATCGGAAGCGCCTTTGATTGCCCAAACTCGGCGCTTGACTCTTGCGCGAGTAAAGGCATAGACACGATCCGCTTCATAAGAAGAATCGATACAAGTTGCCGCAATCTTTAGCTTTCTTCCGTCGTCCAATGGAATTGCCTTAGACAATACGGCATCAAGATCTTCCCAGATTACCGCGCCAGTTGGATCGCCAGGAATCACGATATAATCCAGACTCCAAGATTCATAGCCTTCTGCCCAGCCTACGATCTCTAGCTCGATTCGATCGCCTTGGATATCAACACCCGCTGTTGCAACCAGAATTCTACCAGGCGGGAAATCGCCCCAATCCTCGCGAGTCATAAGCAGATCGCCAGCGTCAACGGATTGCCCATCATTTGGATCCCAAGACTCGCCAAAGATCGTATTGACGCAAGCCTTTAGTTCCAAAGGATTCGATTGTGCCCTAACCCACTCGTCGGCAATTTGAGCCCAGCTAAGCCAGCCGAGCGGGCTATAGAATGACGATACATGGTACGATCGGCGGAATGCTCTATATGGCTTTTCGGGAATCCATTTCCCTTTTGCTAGCATCTTCTCTTTGTGCCACTCGTCAATCCTACCGTCACAACTCGGACACTTCATATGTGCGTTATCAACGTCTTTGTCGCCACTTGCATCTTCTGGAATTACGAAAGTGTTAAATGCCAACACAAACATATGGCCACAATGCGGACAAGGCACGTTGTAGTGTCTACGATCGCCAGACAAAAAACGCTCTTCAATTCGGCTGGGCTTATCCGTTGGTGTACTAACAAGCAGCTTCTTACTATTGGCAAACGTCCCTAGCCTCTTTTCTGCTAGGATCAACGGACATCCTTCGCCCCCAGAATCCCGCGCCCAACCGTCCAACTCGTCACCCGCAAGATACCTGATAGGCTTTGATCGCAATCCGGCCGGTGCATTGCTCCCGGTAAACTTCAGGCTTCCGCCAGGAAATTCCTTCAAAAAGATCGAATCGCCACGCGGACGGCCGCGCGCCCCGGACTTTGAGCCCAAGCGCTCTTGAAGCACCGGACTGCTTTCAATCATAGGTTGCACACGTTGTAGGCTGAAGTCTTTTGCTTCATCTTCGCCCGGAACAACGCAGAGAATGCGGCCGGGCGAATGCTCAATCCAAAAGAGGAAAGCATTTAGAATCAGCTCAGTTCCGCCCAACTGGCAACCCTTCATCACAACCACTTCGCGGCAATCATCGTATGGACCTAGGCGATCCAAAATCTCGCGAAGGTAAGGCGTGCGCTCGTTTTTCCAATTTCCGGGCTCGGCTTCGTCATCCGGCAACATCCTATGCGCCGCAGCATGTTCTGAAACCGTGATCCTCGGCGGCGGTTCCAACGCCTGTATAACAATCCGGCGGATCTTTTCTTCGGCTTCAATCATCGTTTGACTCACCTACGTTTGGCGGATCTTCTGGCGCGATCGCTAGCGCCTCTTCTATCTCGTCCGCTAGCCTTTGACGTATTTCCCCAGCGTCGCTATTGGCAGCAAAGCCGGCACTAACGCGATTCGGAATTGCCAATAATCTGTTTCGCAATTTGCGCAAGACTTCAAACCAAACGCGCCCGATTATATTCACGTCTACCAAATCAGCGCGCATTTCCGCAAGTTTCAGCTCTGCGATCTCGCGTTTGGCTTTCTCATGCGCCGCCCGTTGTTGCGAATAGAACGCGCTGGGATCGTCGATATGAGTTGGATCGGAAACTTTAGCGCGCCCGATTAGTGCGGTAAGTGGATCCTCTTTTTTCTTGCGCGGTCGACCGCGCCCAAATGCCAAACCTTCGCGCTCCCAATTCCGATCGGATTCCGTTGGGTTAATTAGTCCGTTTCGGAACCACGAAATAATACCTCTTGCGTCCGCATTCGTGATCGTTTCTTCGGTTACGTCACGAATCGCAGCATATTGCTTGATCGTTACTCCCGCCGGACCCGGCATAGTGTCTCCCTTTATGTATCACAACGGCCTATAGAATGTATTACAACGTGGTACAAAACGGCCGATAGTGCGATATCGCACACTCGAAATATAACGAAAAGTTAACATTCAATAACCTAAGGTTATCGCGCGATACC